AGTGCAGTCTGTACATTCTTCTTGTTAGGTAATGTTGATTCAATGTCAGTAACTCTATTGTCTAACCCACTTATATTTCCATTAATAGTGGAAATGTCTTGTTCATTCTGTGATACTCTATCAATAGTATCTTGAATAGATAAATCCCAATTAGTCTGGTCTGTAGAAGATACACTTACACTATTATCATTAGAAGAAATAATAGCAACATCACTAACAACAGTTCCATCACCTGTAGCAGGAACTACATTATAGCGACTCATTACTAAGCTTCCATACTTATTATACACATAAATGTCATAAGAATGAGCTGGACTAGCTAATACTATATTAGAACCTAGACTATCTAATGCTATCTTAAATGGATGTAAAGTACCATTAAAGTCAGAAGCACAGTAGTATTTAGTTCTTGTACCGTGAATATAGACTTCAATCCATCCATCTGTTAATGGCTTACCCGCACTATTCTCTATTTGAAATGTCGGCTCTAGTAAGTAAGACCATTGAACTTCATCTAATTCATTTATCATATTTCTCCTTCCTCCAAGGCATAGCTGTATGATTGTAAGGTTAACTTTATTTAATAATTAGGATTAAGTATATAAATATAATAGTAATTAAATTAAATTAACCTAGGAGCATAATGAATGTTAATCCCACACTGGAAAGACCCAAATAGACGCAGAAATACCACAATCTCATATAAAGACCCAGATTATACTAAGTATTATGATTTAGATTCTAATGACTTTACAGACTTAGTATTGAAATTAAAGAACAATCAAGAACTTACCAAAGAAGAGAATACTAGATATGGCATTTATATTCTAACTATTTGTCTAATAGTACAGGAACATAGACGATTCAAGAATAAGCCATTGTTAGAAAGACAAGAGTTAATAGAACAACAATATATGGAACTATTACAATATATTACTGGATTTAATCCTGATAAAGGAAAGATTTATAGTTATTCTTATCGTATAGCTTATACGGCTGCGATTCATTACTATGAAAGTAAGAAGAAAGATAAATTAGAACAAGATATAATTGAAGCACACTGTAGAGAAGAATTGAATGATTATTATAGCGAATTTATTACGCACAAAGTAGAGGTTCACAAATGAAGTATATAGAACTGTTCACATAATTTAATATATTTCTTTATAATACAGAAAGACCCCGGGAATTATCCTAGGGTCTTTATTATTTGTTATATTATTTAGTTATGGATTACTGAGCAATGAGGTTAGCAGTACCGTCCTTAATGCAGACATAAGCACATCCACGTGGTTCAACAATGCCAGCAACAGCTGCGATAGCCCAACGAGTCTTGTTAGAGCCCGCAAATACATCAACTGCACGACCTTCGTGGAGAGTAATGCCATCTGGAGTTGTAACACGAGATTCGGCATTAGACCAATCCAATTCTGGGAGAGAGTCAAATTCAAAGGCACCATTTACACGGAAGATACCAGTAAAGTAGACACCTGCTTTAATTGGGTTAGCGAGATTCTTAGAAGCAAGGTCGGAAAGAACGATGTTAGCATCATTGATGTCGCAAGCTTCACGAGTACCATGACCAGTAAAGTCTGTCTTACGAACCTTAACTACACCACTAGTAGCATCTTCAATAGCGATGAAAGCCTTCAAAGCAGAAGTCTTAACACCAACCATATCGGTAGCATAGACACCACTAATGAACAATGGAGTACCAGCAGGAATAACTTCTGTGACACCATTCAAGGTCAATGTATCGTAATCTGTACCAGTAGCATAGGAAGCAACAGTAGCAGAAGCAAGTTCGGAAGCCAAAGCATCGGAGATTTCAAGTGTTGGCATACCCTGTTGAGCACGAACTTCAGCCTGACCAATCATACCTTTCAATCCCTTCTGGAATCTTGGTTCAACATCACCAGCTGGGCCAAATCCCTTACCACTAGACTGCATTACGGATTCAACCATTGGGTCTACGAAAGCATACTGTGATTCACTAGAGATAGATTCAAGGTAGTTAGAAGCCTTGAACAATGGAAGCCAACCAGTACCAACGAATGCGGTGTTCTGTAAGCCAATGTCATCTGCCAATACAGAATTGACAAGACCCTTAGCAACCTTCTCACCATAAGGTTCAGCAATTTCTTTATCCCAGTTAGCATCGGTAACCTTCTCAAGCAAGTTAGTATTAACCTTAACATTACCAATACGAATTGTCTTGGTTACCTTGCGTTCAATTAAATCTTCCGAACCACTGTTGGAGATGTCCATACCTTCAACATATTCACCAGCATCACGAATAACGAATTCGTAAGACTGACCATTACGCTTTCCAACGAGCTGATCCTTCAAGTAATTCTTAGAACCAACTGTCAAGTATGGAGCTGCTTCAGCAGAACGAATTAGAACGAGTTCACTTCTCTTATTTGTATTAAATGTATTTGCCATAATATATTATTCTCCTCATCTACGCTTATTCTTGCGAAGATAATTGTTGATTGAATTTATACTAGTCAATAATGAACCATTCGGATCAGTACCACTAGAATTTGATTGTGTAATTTGCTTCCCAATAATAGGAATGTGATTCTTTACAGGATTAACCGGTTGAGTTGTTGCTTGTGAATTATCTTTATTATAGTATTCATCAAGAATTTGTTCAACAACTTTAGCAGTATTTCTTTCTAGAGTAGAAGAGTCTTTAATGACAGCTCTTGAATAACGATTACTTCTAAAGATTTGAGGCAACCATTTACTAGAATTAGTCATCAATTCTCTCAATACAATAGGATAATCATCAACAGTATCAAGATACTTAAAGATTACATCCTTATTATCATATTCATGTATCGTATCCGCAAATACTTTACCTTTAGTCTGAATAAGATTATTATAATCTTCTAATTCTTGACCTTTAAAGCAGCGTTCGGTGGCAATTCTATCTTGTTCAAGTTCTTGATTTAATTGTTCTCTTTGAAGTCTTTGAACTTCATTCTGCATATCACGTTCTTGTAATTTCCAATTAGTGTACGCATCATAGTCAGTATTACCATCTTTATCTTTAAAGTCTTTAGATTGTAATCCTTTGTACTTCTCTAGAGCGAACTGTAATTCTTTAACTTTAGCTTCAGCTTCTTTACGCCTCTGCTTCTCTCTAATATAAGCATAATCTCGTTGTTCTTTATGAGATTTCTTGCTCTTATTTCCATCTTCAACATCCGTAGTCTTAGGCTCATCACTTCCTTTGACTTCTTCCATTGTAGAATGACCGTCATTATTGGGGTTGGCAGATTCTTTCTGTGTATCATCAACCTTTGTAGTATTGTCAGTAGAAGCGACGTTAATTTCTTCTGATTTAGAAGATTCATCTTTAACTTCTGATGATGGGTCATTGGTTATAGATTTATCTTCAACTACGTTCTGCTTGTCTATATCATTTGTATCATTTGTAGATAGATAAGACATTGCTTGTTCTGTTGTCATTGACATGTGACAGCTCCATGAACCGGTGTAATTAAATTAAGTATAAAGACCACCGTTATCTTAATACAATTTAATAATTAGATAACTACTGCAAGTAGTATTATTTCAAAGTATCGTTATAATACTTCTCCAATGAGTTAGAGTTAATAAAGTTAGCAACATCATCTGGGCTTTGACCAGAATAAGCATAAGATTTGTTACCAACATTAACGGTCATTAACTCTGAATAAGGGTCATATTGAATATCTCCAATGAATGAAGAAGATTGTGTTATGGGTCTTCGTGGTAATTCATCATCCCAATACTTAGCATATTCTCTTTCTCTTAATTGAGCTTTAGCATTAAGAGCTGCAATGGCTATATTTCTTTGAGGTCCTGGTGGCATAGCCATTACAGCTTTATATTCTGGTAATGTGGTAACATCTAGTAAAGCATTATGTTCACTATTGGATTGTCTTAGTGTAGCTTGTCTATCACCAGATTTAAGAGCATTACCAGATCCACCTTTAAATGTTAGAACTTTAAATAACATTATACACCACCATTTAATGTATCGTTGATACCTTGAATGTAAGCATCATTGACTTGTTCTTGTTGATTCATATTGGATTCTGCTTCTTTAAGATTAAGTTCTTGTTGCTTAATCATAGCATCATTGTCAATCTTTACTCCATTCTGTTGTAACTTAGCCATTTCAAGAGTCATCTTATCTTGTTCAGTTACTTGGAACTTAGCAAAGTCAAGTTCTCTTTGTTCACGATTATTGAGCATGTTAATTTGTGTAGTATTCAACTGTTGTCTTAACTGTTCATTCTCTGCTTTGATCTTCTCTAGTTCACTCATAGTATCATCCATAGCAGCTTTCATCTGATTGAGTTGATGAATAGCAGAAGGGTCAACTGTATCACTAATGAAATTAACATCTTGTGGTAAGTTAGCAACTATATTACGAGACAAATCATCACCTAAATCATTCTTCAATGTATCGGCAAAGTACTTAGCAATAACTGGCTTCATATTATCTGGCATAATTGTAGCCAATGCAGTTAATTCTTGACGCTGCTTCATTTGACGAGTAATGATAGAAGGACCATTCTCAAGAGTGAATCTTATTTCTTCACCACCAGTCAACATTTGAGTAATAATCTTTCCTAGAATACGAATAGCTTTATAAGCATTATTATAATAGTTAGCAGTATTACTTTCTTTAGAGATTTCTTGTCTAAGAATTTCTGTTGCGGTTCTTTCTTTCTGGTCTACTATACCTGTTAATGGAACACCTAAAGTATCTTCCATTAAGCTACGGCAAGTAGAAATAGTAGCTTGTAAATCACCAGTCTGGAATGATTCTGTTAATGGTACTGGTTGATGTTCACCTTTCCACAATACTGCTACAGTATCATCATCATTACAAGCTGCCATACTCTTTGCTATTAGAGAATCTTCATGAATCATATAGTTAGCTTTAGCACTTCTACCTACACGTTCAACCAATGTAGAATAAGCAATGTTGATACCTAATTCCAAGGATAATGTCTGTTGAATAATGCCATCATAGTTAATACGATTAGATTCATAAATTTCATTACCAGCTAATCTCAAGATAGGTATGTACTTAATTGGTAATTCAATGGACTGTACTACTTTATCACCACAAATCTTATAGAAGTCCACTAGACCTTTATCATTCTTTCTGTAATAAGATACAATAGCAACACAATCTTCAGGTACATCCCATTGGTGAAATTCATCAAAGTTAATAATACATGGAGTTGAAGGATAAGAGAATGGAACTACATCATCACCATAAAGTCTCTTAGCTTTCTTTAGTCCAATATAGTTAATGACAGCTCCTTCTTCGGCATCACTACAATCAACATTAACACTAGAAGGGTCAAGAGCAATTGCGTTGATGTGTGAAGCACTTTCAATGACTACCTTAGCTTCACCAGTAAATTCATCTTCTACCGTAGTGACTACCAGGAATCCATAACCAGTTAATACCGCTTTACGGAAAGCATCTATAATGGCGGATTTACTATCACAATCTGATTCAATGTTATCAATCATTTCTTGTAAATCCGACATATTATTGTCGGTTAATTCAATGTGCCAAGGTGAGTTGGAGATAGGCGAACTAATAGCATTAACCATTGTGTTCCAGTTATTAAGATAAAGATTTAATTTCTTACCTCTCTTATACTTTCTAATTATAGAAGAATTCCAGAAATCACCTGAATAAATACATAAATCTTTAATGGCTCTTTGAATAGTATCATTAAATCTATTATCGGATTTGGATAAGAATTCACCACAAGCTTTGATTATATCATTGTCATTCAATTCATTCATTTAAGACCTCTTTGTTCAATAATTAGACTTTCTTATAAGTCATGATTGTATTGACAGTATAAGGTGTAAGATCAGATAGCTTATTACCCGAAATGTTACCAGCATCAATAGTACCAAATAACATAAGTTGATAAGCACTTGTAACATAGGTAGAATAAGGAGGTATACTTGGTGGAACAGGTGCCCAAGTGAAAGAACTTTCTGCCAATACAGCAGAGAATACACAAGTATTGCCACCCAATGTAATCCAGTCTCTTAAATCATTTGGTAGTGTATTGTCTGTAATTGCTTGTGATGCTTGTGCCACTGGAGCCCAAGTACAAGTTACATCAAATGAGTCTGAACCAATTCGGAACATATTAAATCTAAATGATGGTACTGGATCAGATGTATTGCGTCTAACTGTATAAAGATGTCCGCGTTGATACCATTGTGAGTTAGCCATGCCATCACCATCATACATTCTAGCATAGATTTCACTACCAGTATAGTTAGATAAATCGGTAATAATGACAATGGAATCTAATACTGTGGCTTCACTTGATGGAACAAATGTACCACTATTGTTGCTATATAGGTATGTGTGTGAAGAGTCGGCAGCGGCTAGATTCGTTCTGTCTATAACTATAGGACTTTCCACATTACCAATGTTATTAGTCCAAGTACCTCTTACAATAGTGTCCGCATTAGAAGAACTTATATTCAACTGGCTATTGAATACACAGTTATCAAAGAAGCAATCTATATAGTAATTATCAGAATCACTATATTCAATAGCATATAGAGCTTTGTTAATTTGACAATCTTTGAAAGTAAATTGTGGAGAAGTAATAATCTGGTTAATTATAGAATTACAGCCATAGAATTTATCTACATTCAAGTTATTAGTTGATTGTAGTATACTGTCTTGTACAGTAACTGCGGTATAGTTGCTATTGAGTGCCATTGTAGAAGATACCGCACTAATTGTAGAATTTGACAAATCATCATTGAATGTTATGTCAGAATTTCTTACTTCAATGTTCAATGTGTTGCTTGTATTTGTGAAAGTAATGTTGAGAGAACAACCATCAAAGATATAAGTATTGTCGGCAGCACCACTTAATTTGATGTTACCTTGACAATTAACAAATCTAAAGTTATGTACATTAGCGTTCTCACCAAATACATGTGGATTATCGGTATCTGCAGTACCTATAAAGTTACTATAAGTTCTATCCTCATCTAATGGAATAATGGTGAAAGATGTAGGAACAGGAACATTATTGAAATCCAAGTTAGCAGTACCCATGTCATAATGTATACTGCACCATAACTGTAATTTATTTGTGAAATTAGTGACATCTGCTATACAATTAGATGCATTACTAACTACAGGTGAATCCTTAAAGATTAGTTCTGATAACTTACAACTATCAAATGAACAATAATCGCTAATAGTGTTGAGGTTATTAAATATACACTTAGTAAATGTACTATAGGTTATAATACCTTCACCTTCTATAATACAATCATTGAAAGTATACTCTGTAATATCATCTTCTACATCAACAATCCAACCTTGTAATTGAATAACATTGGTAGACTTAGTAGAATCATCAATGATATAATGACCCTTAACATCATTATCAGATTTAAATAATGCTTTAATATTCCAACTAGACTTAGCATAGTTAGAATATAGAGTAGTATCACCATTATAGAAATAAGGATCGGTATTGAAAGCATTAACTTGATTACTGTGGATAATCAAATCACTATCTAAGAATATAACACCTTTAGATACATCTATCTGTTGAATAGGATTCAAAGTAATGCTTGATAACTTATAATAGACATAATCTTGAACTTCATGCTTAACATCAAAGAACAATCTTAGACCTCTACTATTGGCATAAGTCAAAGCAGACTGTATAGCTACAGATTGGTCTGTCATATTATGAGTATTAGAAGGAAATACACCATAATGTCTTACATCAAGATGTTCTGTTGGTGTAACCATAATCCATCTACCAGTCAATCTACCTGTAGAAGCAATAACAGCACCACTATCATCCGCAGCAGTAGAACTAGAATCCCAAATATAGTTAATTGGTTCTTTATCACCAGATTCATTATAACCAAGTAAAGTTATAATTTGAGCATCATCTATAAATGGTACTGTATCAACATCTAGAGTTCTCAAATCACTAAGATTAGATACTGTATATGGTGATGTACTAGTGATATGAACATCTATTGACAATTCCGAATCAGATGTATATTGTAATTGCCATTTAGAAGTATC